ACCAGACTGCATCATTATGCGCTAGCGTTGCGGTACGACTGCTTTTCTTGCGCCATACAGTAGGTTGATGCGGATTATTTTTTATCTTGCGCTCATTGGTGAATAGGTCGCCTATGTTTATATCGTGAAAAGTTTTCATTGTTTTATCCCCTTGTTTAAGATTAACCTTGGTTTTCCCATGACGGCGCTTTGCCTGTTCTAATCATTGTCATGACGCCTTGCCTATAAGTTAAGACCTCATAGCCCTTGCACTTCATTGCGAATCTTGCAAGCCTTGCGCCCTTGCCGCGCATATTCATTTTTTTGATTGCCTTGTTCATTGTTTTATTCCCCTCTAAAGCTAGCATTTAGGATATGCCATTGTTCAGTTATTTTGTATTGGTCGCGTAACTTGCTAGCAGATTCCTTGTGGTGTTTAATGTTTTCGCTATCGCTTCCTAAGTGAAACATGGCCATAGTCTCATGATACCAGACTTGTTTTTTGATTGCCTTGTCCATTGTTTATTCCCCCGCATTCATAAGAAAAGTTAAAACGAAAGCACCCATTGAAAGCATACCAATAAGCATGGCGAATGGTGCTATGATGGGAAGTTGGAAAGCAAAGCTAGCAATCATTGCCGCAGTTGATAGCATTGCTATGATTAGGTATGTGAGCATTATGTAAATCATTGTTTTGTTCCCTTGTTTGGTTTCGATAAGCCCTACATAGGTAATAGTTTCCGGTTAGTCAATAGGAAAAATGCAAAAAAAACAAAAAAAGTTTACACCTTGGCAAGATGCACTATATAATAGGGAAGAAAAAATATTACAGGATAGTAATGGGTTTTGGGAAATGATGGGGTGGTGTGTTATGTTTTTTCAACACACGGCGACAATGTTTTCGCACGGCATTACTAACGGATGATACAGGCAGTGTGGTATTTATGCAACAGTAGTGTGACATTTATGCCACAGTGCAAGGGTAGGGGGGGGTGCGTGTGACCATATACCCCCAGCGCGGCCATGCTGCTTATATATATGTTAATTCACTATTCTCAGCACACACACAGGACTTACATGACAAAGCTAACCAAACCTAAAACAGACTTAATCATTGCTGGCCTTGCAGATGGGCATACTATCGTTGATGTGTGCGAGGGCGTTGGCATATCTAGGGCTGCTTTCTATAAACGCATGAAGACCGATGAGGAGTTTGCTGGTGCTGTACGCGAAGCCCAGCAGTACAGCGTTGAGAAAGCCATGGAAGAGCTAGACAAGATATTCGATGACGCACTACATCGCAGGAAAGACTATGACACAGGCGTGCTGAGGGACTATGCACACCATGTGCGGTGGAAGGCTAGCAAGACGATGCCAGACAGGTTCGGTGACCAGAAGAGCCGTGCTGGTGTTGAGATAAACGATGGCACAGTTAAGATACTGTGGGAAACTGACTAGTGCCGCGTCATCGTTACTTTATGGCTGATAAGGTTATCAGTCAGACAGAGTCGGGTTTGGCTGGGGAATACATTGCTGCCGCGTCTGTGATTGCTAGGGGATGGCGAGTAGCTATGGCACAACAAGATTCGGTAGACTTGATTGCGTGGCATCCAGATACAAGCGAGGTGCTGAGGATACAGGTTAAGGCTTGTCAGTCATCTAGGAGTGATTGGCAGCGTTCTAGGAACAGAGTGCATTTTCAAACAGGCATTGGCGGTAAGAAGCGGATACCTAGCAGACATGACTATGACATACTGGCTTGCGTATCTTCTGAGCAGCGCACGGTCTGGTTTGTGCCTGTTAGTAATATTAAAGGAAAGAAGTTTACTAAACATACAGACTTCTTTGAAAACACAGAGCTAGAGACTGAAAGCTGGGAATATGCTTTGAAGGTCTTAGGAGTAAAGAATGGAAGTTAAGATACCCTACAAGCCTAGAACCATACAGGCTGAGATGCACAAGGAGTTGAAGCGGTGGAATGTGCTGGTCATGCACAGACGCTTTGGCAAAACAGTCTGGGCAGTCAATCATATGATTAAAAGGGTTTTAACTAATCCTCTTCCTAGACCCAGAGTTGCGTTAGTTGCCCCAACCTTTACTCAGGCTAAAAGGATTGCGTGGGATTATGTGAAGTTTTATTCCGGCGTGATTCCGGGCGTTACTTTTAACGAGACCGAACTCCGTGCTGATTTCCCCAATGGGGGGCGTATCACGTTGTTGTCTGCTGAGAATCCGGATGCCCTTCGAGGGATTTACCTCGATGATTGTTTTTTTGATGAGTATGGGATGCAGAACCCAAGGGTATGGGGGGAGGTTGTGAGGCCAGCGTTATCAGATAGGCAGGGGTCGGCAACATTTTTGGGTACGCCAGCCGGGCATAACCACTTCTGGGATATGTTAGAGACGGCTAAAAACCAGTTAGGTGATGGCAGCCAAGACTGGTATTATCGGATATGCAAGGCCAGTGAGACTGGGATTGTTAAAGAGGAGGAACTGAAGGCTGCTAAAGCGTCTATGACAGACGAGCAGTATGAGCAGGAGTTTGAGTGTTCCTTTACTGCTGCTATTATCGGTGCGTATTATGGCAAGTTGCTATCTGACTTAGATGACAGTGGAAGGATTACGCGAGTGCCATACGACCCTGCTTATCCTGTGCATACCGCATGGGACTTGGGAGTAAATGATTCAACAGCTATTTGGTTTGCCCAGATATTCCGTGGTGGCGCAGTTAATGTCATTGATTATTATGAGAGCAGTGGAGTTGGGCTTGACCACTACGCAGAAGTCTTGCGGAAGAAAGACTATACCTACGGAGACCATCTTGCGCCCCACGACATTGAGGTGCGTGAGCTTGGCAGTGGTAAGTCGCGCTGGGAAACGGCTTATAGCTTGGGCATTAAGTTTAGGGTTATCCCGAAGATGAAAGTCGCCGATGGAATTAATGCAGCGAGAATGATGATACCTAAATGTTACTTTGACAGGGACAACACAGCGGAGGGCTTGGAATGTTTAAGGCAATACAGGCAGGACTGGGATGAAAAAAGGAAAACTTTTAGAGACACTCCACGACATGACTATACAAGTCACGCTGCGGATGCTTTTCGTTATCTCGCGATTGGCTTACAGAATCGAGAGACTATGCACAGACCTCCGCAACAAGTTGCGGTAAACGATTACAATCCATTTACGCTATGATAGATTATAACCCACTGGCTTATTTTTCAGCCGCCCGACTTATTGAGAAAAGTCCGTACCATCAATATATGGATGACGAGGATATACGAAGATGTATTCTTCCGCCATTAGATGAGGGGCTGTTTATTCTTGGTGTCCTTGACGAGGATTATACAAATCCATTCTTATTAGCCACCTATGCGTTTCCTGAGCAGCAGCATATAGATGAATACTTGGCTACCAATATCTTTCCGAAAGAAGGCTTTTATGGTAATGGGAATGCACCTTGGATTGTTGATTTTATTTGCTTGACAGGAAAGCGTGACATTATCAGTGGATTCAGGTATCTTAAGGTCATGTTGAAGAATCTTGGTTATGATAAATGTTATGGGCTTAGAACCCTTACAGGTCGTCTAGCCAAACATGAGTTAAAAGGAGAGTAGCCATGGGCGGTGGCGGTGGTTCAGGTGGGGGCGGTAGAGAACGCATTTCCACTAGTGCGGCAAAGACGCAATTAACGGCAAGGCAAAAATCTTTGAGCAGAAGTTTGGTTGGGCAACTGCCCGGCATGGCTTCGCTTATGGGTAATATTAGTTTAGCTTCACAACAAAAAGCATTAGACCAAGGTGGTACTGCTATTGCTGTCCCCGGCACATCATTTGCTGCACAAGGGCAGCGTTATAGCCAATCGCCCGGACAAACGCCAGCGGAGTTTCAGGGCAGGATAGCGGCAACTAAGCCCGGCAAAGGCTCAAGCATGGGATATGTTGGTGACGTTGCTGGTGTTACTAAAACCACAGAGATAATGGGCATTCCTGTGACGACCTTTACTGGAAAGACCGGGTATAGCCCGACAGGTGAAAAGATGGATGAGCCAACTGTCGGCGGCAAAGAAACACCCACCGCACCTGTTACCGAGCCAGAGGTTACGCCTGAGGTTACGCCAGAGATTGTTCCGGACGATACTGTACTTGCAAGCAAAACTAGACGCACGCGGTTTAAGCGAGCTGGGCAAGGCGGCACAATACTTGAAGGCTTTGGAGCGCTTTATAAGTAGGAGATTATTATGTCATTTTTAACGCCGAAAGCACCACCAGTTCCACCACCTCCACCTCCTCCTGAGCCAATTT